GTAGGAGTGCCTGCTAAAAAAACACGCATAGGCTTGGCTGCTTTACGTCTATTGCAATCAGCACAACAGGCAACAAGGTTTTCCATATTTATCGCATTGAACAGTGAATCATCAGTAGCTAAAGGCACAACGTGATCAACCTGAGTAGCCTCACCTTGGCAGTACAGGCACGTGTAGTTATCACGCCTTAATACCAACAACCTTGCACGTTTGTAGGCTGTCTTGCCCCGGTGGTTACCTGCTTTGGTACTCATTAGTAATGGCCTTTGATCTTATGTATAGCCAACGCTTTGCATACATTACCTTTGTAAATCCTGTGTGCATTTATATATTTTATACCTAAATCTATTTGCTTAAAAGGGTTGGTTTCCTTCATCTTTAAGAGCTGTGGAATACCAAATGCTGTGCTTTTAGGGTTACGTGCTGTTGGTCTCCAGTTGCTTTCCTTATTCCATAATGTAACTAAGCACCGGTATTGCTTATCATTTGCTACTTTCATGTGTGCATATAGTTTAAACATTTCTACATCACTTGAATATGCAGGTTTTATAGATGCCGCTGTAATAACAGATAGCGCCCCCAATAGCAGTAGTAAACGCAGGCGAGCCCTACCGCCATGCGGCTCGCGAGCGCGTTTGTAGCGTACCGCACGTGTCAAGTATCGTTTCATAGGTTGTTCACCATTTCATCGCTTACGTTTCGCACACCAAGCACACCGCACCCTGAGCATTCCAAAACGTGGACATTGGCAGGCAATTTGTCAGTTACCCGAACTATTGTGTGGTTTTTGTTTTCCTTACATATACGGCAATCAAATGCTAGTTCCATGCGAGCTGCTCCTTAGGTCTGTTATAGGAAATAAGTCGCGCTGTGTTACCCAGTAATTGTCTTGCAACCTATGGTGAAAGATCGGCTGTCTAGCCATTGCTACAGGTATCCAACCTGCTATTTGATATACCGGGCTATGGCCTGTTACAAGCACCGCTACATCCTGTTGCCTGTCTGTTTTGTTTATGATTAGGCTACCATTTGTGTATTTTGTCCATTTAACTTCTAGCCTGCTGCCTACATCGGGTTCATTTTTAAAGGTGTTGATGGTTGGTTTAAAATTACGTAGGCCAAAGTATTGAGCCACGGCCATTTCAGCGCCTACGGCTTCAGCATTTTCGCCTATAAATTCGTGCAGGCTTATGCCTTTGTTAAATCTGCCTGGATGATCAGGTCTGCCTTTAAGGGCGTAAACCCTAGCAAAACCAACCTGGTGTGCCTCAATTTCCTGCGCGTAGTCCAGCACCACCCGGTTCACTTACACGCCAAGCAAATCCATAAGGTGTCATATACATCCGTGCCACCTAGTTTTGATGCATAGTGCTGGCCTTTGTCACACCACTCAATAGCAGGCGGTGTCACTTCATCACGCAGCTCTGTGCCATCTTTTTCAATTTTTAGGCGCTTGCCTGTTTTTATGTCTATAAGTTCAAATTCGCCCATTAGTCTTTTATCCACTCTGCTGGACATTGTGGCTTTGTAGGAGAAGGACAAACCCAACCCTTGTACGCGTTGCCCGTCTTTTGGCTAACTCCTTCCTTCCAATTCATGCGCCCGTGCCTGCATTTAGGCAAATCCTCGGTTATTTCGCCACCTAATTGCGCTTTCAGTGTCTCAACGGCTGAGCCAATGCTTATGGCTGTGCCTTCACTGGCAGGTAGCGTGGCCCAAACATCAACAATGGGGGCATTTTCTACCTGATCCATATTCTGTTTAGTAGCCCTAGACTCTACGGGCATTAGCAGGCTGATCGCACGCCCAATGGCGCTTGTGGTCGTGTCCTCTACATACCAACGCTTCATATTTTCACGGTAAAAGGCCTGGTGTCCAAAGGCGTAATCAACCGCCGCTGGCACTAAATCCTCATGTTCACGGTATATACGAGCGCGCACCAATATGTAGCCTTTGTCCAGGTCACACTCAACTATGTCCGTTTCAATGCGGCCCACCAAGTGTGCAGCTCTAAAACGTTTGATGCGTGCGTTTACATCCTCATATTCGTCAAAGTTGATCATTTGTTTACCCGGCGATCCTGGCCTATACGCATACCTGCTGCGCGGCCTCTGTAATAGCCATCCTTACGGCCTGCCTGTACACCTAGCGCGTAAAACACAAGCGCCGTGCCTAAGATAACCACCATTAAATAACCTATTGCTTGTTCCATTTTTAGCCCCTTAGTTTAGTTTTGTGTGGCCTTCCAACCACTACTAAAAGGGTAAAGCGCACCTATGACATAAAGCAAGGAAAGACACGCCAAAGGCTAGGGTTTTATTTCCTCAGGTTCAGGCTTAGGTTTAGATTTTAAGCCATTGCCAGCCAGCACACCACCTAGGCTTCCCGTCAAAAATATGGTTAGCGTGGTAAGTAAATCAATAAAGGCGCGATCATTTGGCGCTTGGTTGCCAATAGGCTGTGTTACAAATATTAAGGCATAGAGCATGCCCAATACACTAAAAGCAAACACTAAGGCCAAGGTGCAGCCAATAAAGACAATCAACCGGGCGTGCAGTTGTTCAGGTGTTAGGCGCTTCATATATATCCTTTGGGAGTAAGTCTTTGGTGCATGTACCCACCACTTCGCAGGCAGGCGGTTGGCACTGCTGCTTATCCCAGTTTTTAAATTCTTGGCACTCATATCTAACCCATCCCTGGTAGCCGCACCCTGAAAGGAGCAGCGACAATGCCACTGCCCCTACCAGTTTGTGCATTACTTACGGCCTACGCCAAACTCTTTTGCTTTTGGGTCAATGGCTTTTAAGGCTGGCCCAATTAAGGCCGCTATGAACGCGTTTGCCAGTTGGCGTGGGTCTGTCACACCTGCCATATAAAGTGCTGCTACGGCTGCTGCCGCTGCTCGCCCGTAACTTAGGGCCATTGCTTTTAGTTGATCTTTCATGTTTTCTCCTTAGCGCCCTTAGTCGGTTCATTAAGCCCTAGTTTGTTTGCTAGTGCTATTGCTTTTTCACGGCTTATAGCAATTTCAAAGTGCATCTCATCTTTACGCCCCCGGTAATCCCCGCCCCACGCTAGGCCGTATTTTTTTGCTAGCGCTTGGATCATTGGCACTTTGGCTAATGGAAACGTGCCTGCCTTGCCTAATGGGTGTTTGGTGGCGTTTAAGTCAATGGCTGTGCCTGAGCTGTGGCAACTAAGTTTGTCAGTTGTACCCCGTACCATCCTGTACGCGTAAGCCCAATCATCAAATGTGCCACCGTCTATAGGTTCAATTAGCGTATTAAACTCAGCAGCAAACGCGGCTAGCAATTCACCAGCATCTTTAGCGCAGCGAATTTTTAAAGTAGTGCCTTTGACCGGGTAAGGCTTTACGCCTATAACGGCTTCATCTTTACTTGCTGGCCAACCATTGTAACTAGTTTCGCTCAACCCAATCACCTACACTTTCATCCCACTCATAAACTAAACCATTTGTCGGATAAGGTTTTGGCGCTTTCCAAGTTGCATCAAGGTTTGATAGTTTCCAAGATGGATACGGTGATGGCGATATAAATGCACCATCTGATCCGTAATCAGCATCAAAGGTATAGCCGATGCCTGCGTAGTTATAGCGATATGGCGTACCGCCTAATAAATGTTCATTGGCGTGTGTGTTGTAAGAAGTTCTCCGCCAAATAAAACCTGTTTCGGTTTGTAACGCTGCTTCTAGATCATCGCCTGATGCGGCAATTACAGTTACAACAATATTATTTTCATCTAATTGTGCATAGTGAGCCATTAAAAAGTCACCGTTCCAGTTCCGCCAGTAAAGCGATAAACGCGATACCCGCTGCGTGTTGGTTGATCGTAAGCAAGCGTTCCGCCAATGCTTGTTAACGCTGCGAAAGTATTTGGGTAAGCAAGAATGACAACTCCCGATCCGCCTGCGCCACCAGTTTGTGTGCCGGTACAACAAAATCCGCCGCCACCGCCGCCACCAAGATTTGTACCGCCCGCCGTTGCAACTCCGCTACTTGCTGCACCTGCGCCGCCGCCGCCTGAACCACCTGCACCAGCAACACCACCAGATTCACAACCACCACCACCACCGCCGCCGCGAGTAACTGATGATCCTGTAATAGATGAAGCACTACCAGCGCCACCTGCGCCACCAACTCCCGCAGAAGCAGTAGCACCAACGGCAGAGGCACCACCACCACCGCCGCCTGCGCCGTTGCCTGGCGTAAAGTTAGAAGTACCACCATTAGACCCCTGTGAAGGAGATGTTGAAGGTGTGTTACCTGATCCGCCTGCGATGGTTTCGTTACCGTTAGCGCCACCACCTGAACCACCATTACCACCACCGCGTTCACCGCCTACGCTGTTGCCGCCTTTACCGCCGCCCGCTGATGTATAGCCAAATCCTTCAGAGTTAGCGCCTGCAGTAGGTGAAGCACCGCTATGTACCCCACCAGTTCCGCCACCGCCAACGGTTACGGTAAATGATTGTCCAACAGCAAAATCCAATCCTGTAAAACTACGATAACCACCTGCACCGCCGCCGCCACCAACGCGAGCACCACCACCACCGCCGCCTGCAATTACTAAAACTTCTGCGTTCATTGGGGTTTTACCGGTTAAATTAGCAGCAATTAAATTGGCAATCATTAGGAAATTGCACCCACGACATACCAAGCATCTGTACCAGTCTTAATGCATGCTCCTGATTTGTATTGCGCCAAAGTTGGAGATGCGGCAGTTGCTCCGGCACTTAACACGGTAGTTGTACCGGGTGTCACGGCTGAAATTGTGCAAGTTCCCACGCCTATATTAAGCACTGTTAAAACTGTGCCTATAGGAAAGGCTGTTGTTGCGTTGGTAGGTATTTTAAAAGCAATAGCCGTAGCCTTATTCATTAGTTGGATTTCTTGGTAATTATCATTTGTTGTGGCTGTGTAATCTGCGGTCTGTGTGAGTACGTCAAATTGCACCAAACTGTTCATCGTGCTGCTAGTCAGCACGTCACCAGTAACGGTTGGAAAGCCTGAAATTGGCATTTGTATCTCCTTTAGTAACTCAAAGTGCTGCTATTTAAAACGCCATATTGGGTTGATCCGATAATGAACGCATCAATAACAGGCTCTAACGTTGTAAATTGTACGCGCCATCTGTTCGGGTTTATAGTCATAGCCACGCCAAAAATTTGCAAGGTTTTTGTTAGGCTGCTTGAACCTGGCTGCGTGGTTGTAATGGTTATGGGGTCAAAGAAATCAAGCTCTAAGGCGGCCACAATTCCTGTGTCATAGTTTTCTGTGTAAAGGTCTAGCACAATGGAATCACACCGCACGCTTGTCTCAGCACGGCTAGCCACGTAAGCCTGTGCATAGTCTAGGGCCACGGCATCGGTTTCCATTAGCAAGTTGCTTTGGGTGTAACTATGTAAAAAGTACTTATCCACGCTGGCTGAATTTGTGGCCTGTTGTACCGTGCCGCCTGACCGGGTGATATTGGCCTGGTTGTAAATAAGCACGTCATTTAATACCCATTGGGCATCAAAATAAAGCAGTCCAGGTGAACCATCATCGGTAAATACGGTAGGCGTGCCTGCAATACTTCCTGCCGTTACTTCACGATCTTGAAAAACAAACGAGCCTGTGGCATCCACATAAAATGCGCCGTACTCACTGGTGCTTACGGTTTGGCAGGCAGCCAAGGCTGTACGAGCTGTGCCGGGGTCTGCCTGCATAGTTGTTTGCCCGGCATCTATGTCGCGCATACTGGCTGGCCAAGAAATGCTATCCAATAGGTTATCAATTCTTGCCCCGCTTAATTGTCCAGCGCTAGTGCCAGCCACGGTTGTTACCTGTGCATTTTGCGCCAATCTAAAAGCATCAACGGCTGTAATAGTTGTGTAGGTAACGTTATCGTTTGATTCCTGTGGCGTAATTGTTTGGTAGCCAGTAATAAAACCGCTAAAAATTGGGTAAGTAACGCCTTGAAAAGTAGCGGTAATTTGTAATTTACGCATTGGATCAAGAAAACCAAAATATGGTGATGAACTGTTTTGGCTGTTAAAGTCTCCATTTTGATCAACCAACCGCAGTGTGCAAGTACCAGTTTGGAATTGATCAGCCTCGGCATTGCGCCCGCGCCGGGTAGTTACGCCATCCACCTGGTTTGATACGTCAACAATTAACGCCGCGTTATCTGCTAACACGTTTGTGCCAATAATGCCTGATCCAATAATCATGGCCTGTGCAAAACTTGGCCCTGTTCCAAAGTTAATGAAAGCGTTAAGTGTCGGTACTGTCATGATATTTACAACGCCCCTGCATACGTTTGGCTATAACCATAACGTTGAAGTTGTTGTACGGCTTTTTGCACGGCTTCAGTTAGCGCATCCTCGCTACCCAAGGGGGTATTGATTGTTATGTTATTTACTGCGGCCATGCCCGCTACTCCGCCATCGCCAAAATCACCTGGGTAAACTTGCGAACTGCCAGGAATCATACCTGTGGAAGGATAATTTGAAATGTCAGGGTTTATTTCCTCCCCTACTGCCCCGCCATCGCCAAAACCATTTGGATAAGTTTGCGAAATGCCAGGTATAAAACCAGTTGAAGGCAAACTACCAATTTTTGCCGCCGCTAAACTTGCTGCAATGGCAAGATCATTTATAGATTTTGTTGCTTGTAATTCTTTTGTTAAGCGTTCAGCATTGGCTTTATCTAGCTCTGCCATACGCTTAGCGGCAGAATTGGCATCCTCATCCATAATAGTAAGCAGGCTGCGAATACGTGCCTTTTCTGCCTCATCTTTAGAATTGGCTAGCGCTGTTTCAAGGTTAATGCGCTCTACGTCAAATTTCTTTTTAAGCGCATCTAATTCTGCTTGCTTTTTCTTTTCGGCTAATTCAAGAGCCGCTAACCTGGCTTTTTCTTTTTCAGTAGCATTGCCTTTTTTCAAGGTTGCAATTAATTTGGCACGCTCGGCTGTTTCGGCTGTAAAGTACATTGATGTACTGCTGTAAGGTGCATTTTTTAAACGTTCTTGTTTACCAATTTTTGCAAGTACACCTGAATTCATAAAATTACTAAAAGCACCACCTACGGCACTGCCGATAGCAGAATTTTTTAATCTGCCAAGTAAAGTGCTAAACCCTAATAAAGCATCCGCTGAACTTTGAGCAAATTTCTCCATTTCGGTTGTGGCTTTGCTAAGTCCATCGGCACTACCTAACGCTGAAATGCTGTCTAATAAACCTTTGCCAATAATTTCTTTTGAATTAGCGGCAGCAACAGATAGCGCATCCATTTTTTTGGCGTAGGTGTCTAATGAACCTAACGCTTGGCCTGAAAAACGTGCAGATAAAACGGCAAGAATTTTTTCCATATCGCCGCTTTTAAGTGTGGCTTTGTCCAAACCTGCGTTAAGCCGACTCAACCCTGTAGTTTGTCCTGCATATCCACGCGCCAAGGCTTTTGAAACTGTAGCCAAATCGTTAGTAGTTCCAGCCGACACGTCTAAGGCAAGTTGTAAACCTTCTTGTGCCTTGGTAAGTGATCCGGTGGCGGTCAAAATAGTTTGAAACGCTGGCCTTAATTCGTCATCAAGGACTTTATACGTGTCCTGCATCCGGGCTATAAAGCCTTCAGTGGCTATTGTTGCAAAACCATTGCCTGTGTTTTTTAAGGCTATGGATAGCGATTTGGCGGCCTTTTCATCATCCGCAAACGCTTGTGCTGCTGCCTTGCCAAATTGCACAATTTTGCGTGTAGCAAACGCCGCAGCAAATGACTTGGCCAAAAGGTTGGTAGTTTTTTGAAACTGGGTTATTTGGCGCTCGCCTTTTTTAAGAGCTGTGCCATTCCATTTGGCTACTGCACTGACGACTAAATTTGGCATTAGGCGGCCAATCCGTAGGCACTAGCGGTGTTGGTAGCGTTGAATTGTGCCACGGCTACGTTAATTGCTAGGTTTACGGCGTGTGCTGCACGGCCCTGATCTTCAGCCCATGCCCGGTATATAAGGCGGCCACGCTGGTCTGTGTTGCCAAAACGGGGATCAATGCTGCCACGGCTGCCGTATAACTCACCTAGCGGGGCTAAGAATTGTTTGCCTGCATTTGGGTTAAGGCTGTTCATATCACGGCGTGTGCCGCTTGATACGCTGTATTTTTTATCTTTTGCAAGTTTGTGACGGCTAGCCACAATGTGTGATGAAGCTCTGCCGTTTGGATGTACGCGGCCTGACGTTTCAAAAATTGCGCCACCAGGGGAATTGTTAGCAACAAAATACGCAACCTGCCAGCGCCTTGTAAATTTAGCACCCGCCACTTCGCCCTTGTTGTTAGCACCCTGACGGTAAACAATGCCTGCACGGGTTTCGCTTTGATCATATTTAGGAAAGAATCTATGGCCTTTAGCGGCTGTAGATGTATT